TTTACTATAATTTGTTACTCTATTTGCGAAAAAATCTGTGTGTTGTTTACCAGCACTTAATGAATCAAACCATTTCATATTTTTAACTGCTGTTAAATCAACATCTAAAATGATTGGTCTATATCCTAGGTCTGATAGTTTTGTGTTTATTCTATTTTTGATAAAATTTTGAAGATCATATTTTGAACAACCTTCAAGATCACCTAATTCATAAACTTTATCTATAAAATCTAATTCAAGTTTAAGTGAAAGTAAAGCTGCCTCATTAATTGCTGCCTCTAATTCAGGTGTTTTTAATTCAGGGTTTTCTTCAATCAAAGTTCTAAATAACCAACAACCTGCTTCTGAGTGTAATGATTCNTCTCTAATACTCCATTCAACTATTTGTCCTACACCTTTTAGTTTATTTCTCATTTTAAATGAAAGTAAAACAGCAAATGAAGAAAATAAATTTACACCTTCTGTAAAGGCAGAAAATATAGCTAAAGATTTTGCAATTTCATGAGTACTTGTTTCATTATTAAAACTATCTCTAATAGTTGTTAAGTTTTCAATTTTAGCCATTGTTGCTTCATCTTCCATAAATTCAGCAAAATTTTCTAACCCTAAAGTTTCATTTAATAGTGAGTATGCTTCTGCATGGATAGTTTCAAAAGCACCAAATGTTGTAGCCATCATTATAACTTCAGGTTTTCTAAACCATTTTGTTACTAATCCTGACCAATAGTCATTTACTACTGTTTCTGTTTGAGCAAAACCTTTTAAAATAGAACCAATTATGTTTTTTTCTGTTTCTGTTAAATTTTGTTTCCAATCATTAATATCTGACATCATAGGTACTTCGGTATGTAACCAATGTGCTTGTTGTTGTTTTAACCAATAATCTGCTGCCTCTTGATATTCAAAGGGTTTATAGACTATTCTTTCTTTCAATAAATTTGATTTGTTTGGCATTTTTAAAAAATTTTTAGTGTTATGAATTTAATTCGAAAAACTTATTTTTTAACATTTTACGATCTAAATTGTCAAAGTTTTCGTAACTTGAAGAACCAGGTGTAACAGTATCAGCTTCATCATCATAGACATCACCTATTTCTATTTTACCAATAGTAGTATCTACATTTACTTGGTAAGTAAGGCCATCCATCCCATATCGGTTTTTCATAATGTGAAATCTTCCTGTTCCGTTAACTTTATCTTCTTTTTTCCTTGATAAGGATATAGACAAATCTGTGATCATCATTTTATCGTAACTACCAGCTGCTTTGTCTCCTTCTATGACATTATCTTTAGCACCTGCACGATTTACTTGTGAAACTGACCAAATAGGTAAATTTAATTGTCTTGCTAATCCTTTAGTACTAGTATAAATATCATCTATTTCTCCCTTACGATCAGCAGTTTTCTTTTTTGTTGAAAGTAAATCAATATAATCGATAAGAATTAAATCAGGTTTCATTCCTAAATCTGTTACTTTTTTAATATGAGCCTCTATTGTAGACATTGTAGTCTTACCCATAGGATATTCTTTAATTATTAATTCTCCTGGTAGTTCAGGTACTGTTTCTTCTACTTTGGTTTTGTGTTTTTCTAAATTATCAACAGGAACATGAGTAAAAAATGCATCATATCGTCTACCTGTGTATGATTCACTTAATTCTAAAGTATAGTGGATTACATTGTAACCCATTTTTACAGCAAATCCACCTAAAGCAACTAATGTCCAAGATTTACCCCCACCAGGATTACCAAATATTAATCCTAAATCACCATTACCTAAACCACCTTGTATTAATTGATTAATGGGTTCCCAAGGGGTAGGTACAATTGTTCTATGATCTTCTCTATATCGAGATTCTATATCTTTTCCATATTCATGTCCTATATTTTTGTCTTGGCCTGCTTTCATAGCTGATTCAATCATAAATTTTATAGAATCATAATCACCTGCTTTAAGTAAATCTACACTATTTAATAATGCTTTTTTAAGTTGTTGATTTTTACAAAATGCAGAAAATTCTTCTTGAACATAGGTTAAATCTTCTATATCTGCTTTATATGCTTCGCGAAGTTGTTCTTTAATTGAAACTTGAAGTACTTCATTTTCTACTTTTTTCATTTCAACTTTTAAAATATCCATTGAAATAGTAGTATGATATTTTTCGTAATAGTTTAAAATTTCATTTATAACCCATTTATGTGCAGGGTTAGAAAAATATTCTTCATCTAAAACATCATTTATGTTTTGTAAAAATTCTTTATGGGTTAATAATGAAGAAATTACTTTCATTTGGAAAACCGGTCCGTACTCGTCAATTGATTTTAACGTCATTTTTTATAACTTTTATTTAAATATAACAATAATTTATTTATCTTCCAACAAATTTTCAAAATTATCTTTAAGCCAAACATCAACATTTCTTATAATACCTCCAAGTTGGTCTTGTTGGTACATTTCAATAAATTGAGATGGAAGATAATTAATAGATTCAGTTTCTGCAAACTTATCTATAAACATTTTATCTTTATCATCTATCATAGGGTTTGATAGATCCATAACTTTATGTTTGGTTTCTAATAATTCTATATCATGCAAAACACGAGCGTATATTACATGCTCTTCTAACTTATTTTCACATAAATCTAACAAATCATCCAATTCCATATCTTCTCCTGTTAATTCAGGAAAAAGTTTATAGAGTTTTTTAAGGCCTAAACCTTTAATACCTGGGATACCATCAGAGTTATCTCCCATTAATAACTTATAAAGTAAAAAGTTGTTGGGAGTAACATTAAACTTTTCTTTTACAGTTTGCTCTGTATAGAGTTCTTTTTCTATAGGTCTATACACAAGAGTTTGTTCTGAAATTAATTGGAGGTAGTCTTTATCACTTGATACTATAAAAGTTCTATCATCAGGTGATTTTGGTAATATTTCGCTCAAATAAGCAATTATATCATCTGCTTCTACTTTATCAATTGATATAGTTCTTACGGGTAGGGTTTTTAGGTACTGGATTATTTTAACAATTTGGTCAATTTTAGAGTCATCTTCTTCCTCTAAATTTTCAAATACTTCCCAGTTAGTAACTCGTGAAGTGTTTCGATTTGCTTTGTATTCAGGTATTAAATTTTTCCTGTTGTTGGAAGAACCTCTCCCATCAAACACAACAAACACTTTTGTTGGTTGGATTTGACGAATTAGGGATCCTAATGAACGAAAAAATCCTCCTAAACCTCCTACATGAGCTCCATTTGGGTTAACCGCATTTATAGCACTAAAATTTCTAAAAAATAAGTTAAGCCCATCAATAAGCATGTAACGTTCAGATTGTGGCAATTCTTCTCCTGTTTCTTGTATATTATTAAGGAGACTTAGAAGGTCTTTTTTCATATGTTTTTATTCAGGTTCAGCAACAAATGATTCAACTTGAGAGGTGTCGGAGTTTTCTTCAATTATGTTAAAATCTCCCCCTCCTAACACTTTTTTCCATTCTTCTTTTTGTGATTCTTTGTAACTTTTTAGATCTTTATCATTATCTAAAATGAACCCGTGAGGTGTCATAACAATTTTTCCTCTAGATTGTATACCATTAATGTGGTTTTTATCAATTTGTAGATTTGTTCGTTTAGCAAATTCTACTTGTTTACCATCTTTAATAGCTTTCAACTTTGAAGTACCAGAATCGGCAATGTTTCCAAATGTTACTACAAATGTAGCATCAAACCACATTGCAAAACCACCTTTATTCATTAGTTTAGGTTGTCCCATAGGTACAACAGGTTTAGCCGCCCAAACTTTGTTAACACAAACTAAAGTATTCGTGTATTTTGAGCTTTCTTTACGAGATAATGTGATACGCTGATTAACATTATTTCCGAATTGGGTTGACATAGCACCTGCATTCCACTCATTATTGTTCTTATTTGATTTTATAGACATTTCACAAGGTATTGAACCAATTGAATCCCATAAAAATAAAAGATCGTATGGTAGATTACCTTTTTTCTGTTCATCCATTAAGTCCAAAATAAACGCAGCAACATCCTCAATTGTGTGTAGAGTTTCTCTATCAACATATAAGAACTGTCCTTCATAGTCAATTAATTCACCTGTTTCTTCATCAAATATTTCATCAACTTCAAAACCCATCATTTTAGCATGTTCCCAAGACCATTTCATTTCTGTAATAATAAAAATAGGAAGTATACCACGTTTTTGGGCAGCAACTGCTGCCTCAAGTAACGCGGTAGTTTTTCCTGTATCAGAGTGACCTCTGAGTAATGAAATGTGGCCTAAAGGTATTCCTGGTACTGAGGTTACTTCTTGGAATGCTGGGGATAATGGAATCCAATCTTGTGATTTAAATTTTACATTAGATGCTAAACCTTTCTTATTCTTGAAAGAATCTAAACTAAAACTTGATTTCAATTCCTTATCTACTGCCTCAGACAGTGATTTTCTTCTTTTTGCCATATAACTTTATTTAAAAGGGTAAATCGTCTTTGTCAAACATTTCATCAAACTTATCTCCTTTAGTTTCTTTCTTTTTAGTAGAAAGGCTATAATTCGAGTCAGTTTTTTCATCATCAAATGCTACAGCAGGTTCAGATGAAATTTCACCTTCTTCTTCTTCAGGTGATAACCAGCTTTGCAAAGCACCTTTAATGGTATCAAATGGAAGCGGCTTAAATGTTTCTTTAGGATTTTGTTGATCATCTAACCATGTTTCAACTTGTTTTTTATCAGTTGATAATGGTGTTTGTTTCATTGATGGTGAAATACTAGTTAAATTGTATTTAGTACCATTTTGATCAGGACTAGTAGTAACTAATTTAATGTCTCTACCATTTACAATGTCAGTAAAATCACCAACTTCATCATCAGCAGCTAAGTTTAGAAATGCTTCATAAACTTTTTTACCGAATTCCCACATTTGGACACCTTCTGATTCTTCTCCTCTAACAATTACAGGAGCAAATGTACGAACTTTAGGGTCTAATGTTTTAGCTAATCTCCAATTCTCCTTATCATTAGTTCCTCTAAGTTGTTTTGCAAACTCAGCAATTGGGTCTTTTTCATCCCAATTCAAAGGGGAAGCAACTAATTTGAATTTTCCAATGTTGTAATACATTTTCATTTCAGTGAAAGGATAATCTTTATTGTACTTAAAAGGTACAACTCTTACTGTTTGTTTGCCTATTGAAGGCTTAAATTTCCTCAATTGTGGGAAATCATTTTTACCACCACTTGAATTGGTGGATGTTTGGAATGTGTCAAGCTTTTTCTTGATTGCATCTAGATTCATAATATAACTTATTTTTTAAAATTTACAACTGTAATATAATAACCTTTATTTAAATATCCAACTATAGTTCAATAATCTTGTAGATTTTTGTGTTAAGTTGTTTAATTTCATTGTGTTGTGTAAGTAGGATACAATTTCTGTAGTGTTGCCAACTGATTGGGAATTTTGTATCAACTACTCCACCATTCAATTTCTTTATAAGCTCATTGAGAGCATTGATTGTGTATAAAGTGTTTGATTCTTTTTTTCTATGTACTAGAATAGTATTTTCTGGAATGTCATTTACATTTCCTTGTTCTACATTGTAGGTAACAACGTATTCATCATTGCTTTTGACTTGTAGTGCAAACATTTTGTTGTACATAATAGAATATCTACCAGATAAGTTGCTAACAAGATTATCTAAATCTTCTAAAGTAGTAAAAGTACAAAACAATCTATTATTCATCCGCGTCAAATCTACAGCACTATTAAAGTCATATATATTATACGTATTGGATGGTTGGGTTAAAGTATCATTCATGTGTTAGGGGTGTGAGAGTATAATCCTCACCAATTTTTGTTTTAATTTGTAATTTTCTATTTTTGAATACTTGTTGTATTTGTTCTAAAACTTCTGTTTCTGTTTCATCATAATCTAATAAAAACGAATCGTAAACATATAATACGAGTTTAGTATTTTTCCCTCGTAATATTTTAAATATATCCCATATTATAAGAACATTAGTTGAAGTTTCCAAGTTTTGAAGTAAATAATTTAAAAGTTTTTGTGGATTCATATTATCTAATTTATCTTTTTCAAATTTATACTTAGATATCGGACATTCAATGTGCCCTTTTACTTGAAACTCTTGCCACAACTCATTCGTATATACTTTTACTTTTTTAAAGTATGGGAGTTCCTCGTATTCTTTCCAAATACCCCCGTAAATTTGTTTAAATGTAATTTCTTTTGACTTTTTGTACTCAACTCCGTACATTTCAGCAAAACACTCGTGGATATCCACAGTATGAAAGTCGTAATCACAGAGATTAGCCAAAAGGGTAGGATGGTAAGCGCTAATATCCATCTCAATAAAGTGTTGATTGCGCGGTTTAAAACATTTTCTTTCTCCATTTTCTTTATTTAATGCCGAGTAGTTTACACCCCCATATCTATTGGAGGGTCTCATCGTAGTTGTGTTAAAATTATATTGTGTGTATACATAGCCATCGTTGGTGCCCTTATCAAAATAGTGCTGATATAACGTGTTATCTACCTTGATTCCCGCTTGTTCTATCATATTGAACACGATTGCTGCTCTGTTATTGTAAAACGTATTTATCTCCCCTATGTTAAATTCTTTGTAGTTTTGTTCACATACCTCATAGTGTTTAACTATTGGTATTAGTGGGTTAGTATGCATACGCCCACCACTGTTTTGATTGATATGGTTGTGAGCTGTTGTTAATTCTGGTATATACGTAGT